TTATTGCAGATGCTGCTAATAATATGACTGCTCAGGACAAATCAGGGTTAAGACAATTAGATTAATATGCCAATACCTCAAACAATACGTGTAAATCCGTTAGATTTACAAAAGAATATTGTGATTGGGGTATCATTACCTTTTAATGCTGCTGGTGTATTTAATAAAACATACAGTACAAAAGATCAAATTAAGTCAAATTTAATTAATTTGTTATTAACTGATAAGGGTGAACGTATAATGAATCCTGAATTTGGAGCTGATGTTAGAAGATCATTATTTGATAATATAACTGAAAGCAATAATGAAATTTTAAGATTAAAAATAATAGAGGCTATTAATATTTTTATTCCTGAAATACAATTAGAAAGTGTTGATATAATACCAGATTTTGATTATAATACTTTAAATATAACTATAAATTATAGTTTATTAATTTCTAATACGCCCGATCAAGTAACTGTACAATTCCAATAATAATGACTCAAGATAAAAACATATCATATTTAAATAAAGATTTTAGTGATTTTAAATCTAATTTAATTAATTACGCTAAAACATATTTCCCAACAGCTTATAATGATTTTTCAGATGCTAATCCAGGAGCTATGTTTATTGAAATGGCTTCTTATGTTGGTGATGTAATGTCATTTTATCTTGATACTCAAATTCAAGAAAACTATTTATTATACGCTAAAGAAAAAGAAAATTTATACGCTTTATCATATACATTAGGTTACCGTCCTAAAGCATCTTATGCTTCTACTACAGTAAACGATATATTTCAACTAATGCCTGTATTACCTGGATCTAATCCTTCTATTCCAGATACTACTTATGGTTTAATTATTCCTGCTAATACTCAAATATCCTCTACTTCTACAACAACAAAGTTTTTAACAACACAAGAAGTAGATTTTACAGATACAGGAAGTGCAACTATTACTTTTTATAATTCTGATTATTATTTAGTAAAAAAATCAGTTCCTGTTATATCTGCTGAAATAAAAACCACAACATTTAGTTTTAGTAATCCTCAAAAATTTTCAACTGTTAACGTAACAGATACTAACATATTACAAATATTAGATATAACAGATAGTGATGGAAATATATGGTATGAAGTTCCTTATCTAGCACAATCTACAGTTTATGATAAGGTTTCAAATCCTTCTTATTCTACAGATAGTGTTCCTTATTTAATGAGATTAAGACGTGTACCACGTAGATTTGTTTCAAGACTTTTATCTGATGGTACTTTACAATTAGAGTTTGGAGCTGGTGTTTCTAATAAATCTGATGATAATATAATACCAACTCCTGATAATATTCAGTTAGGTTTAGTACCAGGAATATCAAATTTATTAAATAATTACAATCAAACATCTATATTTTATACTCAAGAATATGGTTTAGCTCCATCAAATACAACATTAACAGTAAGATATTTAGTAGGGGGTGGAATTACTTCAAATATACCTGCTAATGATTTAATAAATATAAGTACAACAGGCACTTACTTTAAATCAGGATATTCAACAACAACTTATGCTGATATAGTAAATAGCGTAGCAACTGCTAACCCAAATCCATCTTCAGGTGGTAGAAATGGTGATGAAATTGAAGAAATTAGAAATAATGCTTTATATGCTCATTCATCTCAATTACGTGCTGTAACTAAAAATGATTATATTGTAAGATCACTATCATTACCTTCAGATTATGGTAGTATATCTAAAGTATATGTTACACAAGATTTAAGTATAGAGGATCAAGCTACTACTGCTCCAACAATGACTACAAACCCATTATCTTTAGATTTATATGTTTTAGCGTACAATGCTGATAAGAATTTAATTAAAGCATCAACAACATTGAAACAAAATTTAGCTACTTATTTAAATGAATATAGAATGGTAACTGATGCTATAAACATTAGGGATGCATTTTATATTAATATAGGAGTTAATTTTGATGTTACTACAATTAGTGGATTTAATAATCAACTTGTATTAAAAGATTGTATTAATACTTTAAAATCCTATTTTAATATAGAAAGCTGGCAAATTAATCGCCCTATAATTTTATCAGAAGTTATGGTTCTTCTCTTACAAGTAAAAGGAGTACAATCTGTAGTTAAACTTGAAATAATTAATAAAGAAGATTCAACAGGTCAAACTTATTCTGATTTAGGATATGATATTTCTGGGGCAACAAGAAACGGAAACATTTATACATCCTCTGATCCTTCAATATTTGAAGTTAGATATCCTGATACAGATATTCAAGGTAGAGTTGTTACATATTAAAAATTAAAAAAATGAACTTAGACAAATTAAAAGGACATATTCCCGACAGCGTAATATCTCAAATTCCCGGGATTCAAGACAAATTTGAAATCAATACTCCATTACGTTTAGCCCATTTCTTAGCTCAATGTGGTCATGAATCAGGTGGTTTTAGATTAGTTAAAGAAAATTTAAATTATAGTGCTAAAGGCTTAATGGGTATATTTAAAAAATATTTTCCAAATGAAGTATTAGCTAAACAATACGAACGCAAACCTGAAAAAATTGCTAATAAAGTTTATTCATCTAGAATGGGTAATGGCGATGAGGCAAGTGGTGAGGGTGCTAAATTTTGTGGTCGCGGTTATATTCAATTAACTGGAAAATCTAACTATCAAGCATTTTTTAAATCAATTGGTGCTGATGTCAATACTGATCCAATCACAGTTGCAACTCAATATCCATTAGCATCGGCGGCATGGTTTTTTAATAAAAATGGTTTACATAAAATTGCAGATGGTGGTGCTACTGATGCAGTAGTTACATCTATTACTAAACGTGTTAATGGTGGTACAATTGGTTTAGCTGATCGTATCAAACATTTTAAAGAATATCACGCGTTATTAGCGTAAAATAGTTTGGTAGTTACCATATTTATATGTAGTAATTACTAACTATGGCTATATATAAAATATTCCCCGAAAAGAGTGCTACCTTATATTCGTTCTATCCAACTCTTAATACAGGATTAGATGAAATATTGGAAATAAGCACTTATTATTCCATTGATGGTACTGATGAGGTATCACGTGCTGTTATTAAATTCCCTTCTGCTCAAATAAGCGGTGTATTTGCTGATAAAGTAAGAAATAATAATTCTGATGTTTATCTAAAGTTATATTTAGCTAACGCTTCATCCCTACCTTTAGACTATACTTTATTATGTCACCCACTGTCTGGGAGTTGGAATATGGGTACTGGCCGATTAGGTAATGTTCCTATAACTACAGATGGAGTAAGTTGGAAATACAAAGATCAAAATAGTGGTAGTGCTTGGATTAATGGAACATACCCATCAAGTGTAACAGGTTCATTTAGAAGCGGAAGTGCAGCAGTGTCTGGTGGTGGTACATGGAATTTTAATTCTAATTATCAATCAACTCAATCATTTACTAATTCAACTTCTAAAGATATTGAATTAAAAGTATCAAATACTGTAAAAGCCTGGTATAGTAGTTCAATTCCTAATGATGGTTTTATTTTAAAACATTCTTCATCTATAGAGTTTACAACACAATCTAAATTTGAAACAAAATATTTTTCAGGTAATACTCATACAATCTACCCTCCATGCTTAGAAATAAGATGGGACGATTCATCATATTATACAGGTTCTATATCTGTAGTTAGCTCAAGTCTATTTATAGCTACTTTAGGTAATAATAAAAGTGAATTTCAACAGGATTCAGTGCAACGTTTTAGAGTAAATGTTAGAGATCAATTCCCAACTAGAAAATTTCAAACAACATCACTTTATTTAGATAATAAAGCATTACCTTCTTCTTCATATTGGTCAATAAAGGACTTGGATACCGAAGAAATTGTCGTAGATTACGACACAAACTATACTAAAATTAGCTATGATGCTAGTGGTAGTTATTTTGATGTTTATATGAACGGGTTAGAACCTGAACGTTACTATAAATTGTTATTTAAAACTGTATTAGCTAATAGTGAAACAGTTATATCTGATAGCAATTATTACTTTAAAGTTATAAGATAATGTCTCAAATTCCTATACAGAAAACAGTATTTGATAAAACAGCTTTTGATAAAGTGATTAATAGACAATTTAATCAACTACCACCAGCTAATCAGACAGGATTACAAAATGATAACCCAGCATTTACTTTAGAGGATTTTTTAGAATTATTTAATTCATTATATGATTTATTACCCCCAGAAATTTTAAGACAATTATTAGACAGAATAGCAGGTACTTTAGGGGTAAGAACTGATGAGACAGATATTCAAGCTTTATTAGAAGAGATAACTTCATTAAGAGCTCAATTAGTAGAAATACAGGCAACAGTAACAACAATTAGAGAATCATCATTGCAACAATAATGGCAGATAATATTAAGATAGTAGGTAGTATTTTAGGAACTTCACAAGTATCACGTTACACAACGGATGACTTAAGGTTAATTACTTCTTTAAAAATAAATAAAAGTTTTAGTACTTTTGATGATTATATAGAATACCATGTGTATGATTTAAGTGATCAATTAATAGAAAAAAACTATAATTATCGCAAATATAAATTACCTACTAATGTACCTCTAAATCCAGGAGTTACACCAACAGCTAATACTAATAATACCACAGCTACTGGAGCTGAAGTGGGAAGTGTTTCTAATCTATCAACTACATCTTCTACTTATCCTATTATTGAAATTGATCCTGTACAAGATCTACAAGATTTAGGTTATTCATCAGGTGAATTTAAAGTTCAATATAACGTATTTAAAAATAAAATTTCAAAATATCCAAATGCAGAATTGTTTATTAAAGAAATATCTGCAGATAGAACTGAACTTAGAGTTGGGTCTGTTATTTTAACAAATGATCAACTTGAAACAGGATCTTTAGCATTAATAAATAATTATAATTCATCTTCAATATTTGATCCTTTTCTTTTAAATTTTGGTGATAATAAACAAGCTATTGCTACTAATATTGTTTTAAATAAAGTAGATTCTGGATATGAGATATTATTTAAGTTATATAGTGAATTAGATTCATCTATTGTTGAAAAATCATCTTTATGGGTAGTAGAAGAAATATCAACTCCATATGTTTTTGATATTAATCTTGATGCTATATTAACTACACCCACTAAAAAGAAATTAAAAGGTCCTAATTTTAATAATATTTCTAGATTTGGTTTAGGTTCAACAACCTCTCCTTATTCAAGTAATTTTCCAAATGATCAAGAAGGATTATTCGGTTTAAATGCTTCTCAAAGTATTGATATTAATGTTAATTATAGTGGTGTAAGTGGGGAAAGTGGTGGATTTAATAGCTTTGTAACTTTTGGATCAGCTACATCGCGTGTACAGAATTTTTATACTAAGATTCAACAAATAGAAACCTATAATAGCTTTATAACTACTTATAAACCATTCATTGCAACAACAAGTAGTTTACAATCAGAAATAAATTCATACTCAGCTAGTATAAATACAATTATATCTAATTTTGATGGATTTGAAAATTATTTATACTTCGAATCAGGTTCAATTACATCTTCTTTTCAATATGGTATAACACCATATCCAAAAACAAGTAGTAATAAACCATATGTTTTATATTATTCAACTTCCTCTCAAGCTACAACTTGGTATAGTTCTTCAATATCAAATGCAGAAGATTATGATTCAAATAATGTAAATTATTTTAGATATTCAGTACCAGGATATGTAGTTGACGATCCAGCAAATGAAAACTATTTAGTTTTCTTAAATATGATGGGTCAATATTTTGATAATATTTGGATATATGTTAAATCTATTACTGATAGAAATTTATCAAATAATAATTTAAATATAGGTATTTCAAAAGATGTTGTATATAATTTATTACAATCTTTAGGTGTAAGTATATTTAACAGTTTTGGTGATCAAGGTATAGCTAATTATTTATTAGGTGCTAATACAGGTAGTGCTTCATATAGTGGATATTTAACTGATTTTTCTGCTACAGGTAGTTATATTAATAACATACCTAAAAAAGATATTTTAGCAGAATCATATAAACGTATTTATCACAACTTACCATTATTATTACAACGTAAAGGTACTGTTGCTGGTTTAAGAACATTACTTTCTACATTTGGTATATCAAACCAAGATTATTATACAATTTCAGGGTCTACATTTTACACTCCAACAGGTAGTGCTTTAACAAGCAGTATATTAAGTGTAAAAGAATATGGTGGATCAACTACTGAAGAATTACTATCAGAATATAGTAATAGTAAAATTAGATTAATTGATAATGTAACAGCAAGTGTATCTGGTACTTTTGGAAATGTATTATCTCCTTATACTAGTGTAATGCAGTATACAACGGCATCATCTAATTTTAGAACAACAGATCAACATTATGTTGATATATCATTTTCTCCTCAAACACAAATAGATACTTATGCTTCTAAATCTATTGCTTCTGTTAATAACAATTGGTTAATAGATAATTATATAGGTAATCCACAACAATTATATAGTGGATCTTATACTGATTTAGATACTCAACGAAAAATATATTTTGTTGATGGAACAGGATCTTATGCTGGATTTACAGGCTCACTTTTAGACTATAACGGATTTATCCGCTTAATCCAGTTTTTTGATAATTCAATATTTAAAATGTTGGAGGATAATGTTCCTGCAAGAGCTAGTCTTTCAACAGGTATTACTATTAATTCCCCAGTATTAGAAAGAAATAAATGGTCTTACGCTCGTCCTAATTCAACAACTAATGAATTAGAAAAAGATGGTGATATTATTGCTCCTGTACTTGAATCTATATATGATAACTGGTATTCCAATTTATCAGGTAGTAAGGCTGCATATTTTACAGGAGAACTTAGTGGTAGTAAGATTAATATATATGACGATTATTTTGTTGCAGCAGGATACAACCCTTATTTACAAGATATAAATGTATATAATAATGGTAAATCTATTTATCAACAAGCAGATACTAATAATTTTAATCATTCTGATTTTAATATATTATTAAATAATGTATCTGAAAGTTTAACTTCAAAATCAAGACAAAAACTAGAAATATCTGGTAGTAATCAGATGTTAGGTAGTGGATCTTATGTTTTGTTAGTAACAGCTTCATTACAAGATTCTTATTTATCTTTAGATTCATATACTTTACCAAGACATAAAGGTGTTAAAATTTCAAGTTTAACCTATAATAATTATACATCAGCATCATCAACATATGTTGGTGATATGTCATATGGTAAAACAGCAGCTATAGACCATTATGTTAGAAAATTTGGATTATTTACTCAAATTATAAGTAGTTCTTTCTTTCCTAATCGTAATTTAACAGCATTAAAATATCTTATTGATGAAAGTGGTAGCTTAACTGAATTAAGTCAAACAGCAATAGGTAATGCTGACAGTCACTATATTGAAGTTCAAAATACTTTTAAATTAGGAAGACAGTCAACTGTTGCTTTATTTGATAACCAACAATATAGTGATCAAAAAACAACAGACGGTGTAAAATCTATTTTTGATAGTGGTTATTCTTACTATCCATCTTTATATTATAGTGGAAGTAATGATCCTAAATTATATTTCCAGTATGTGGGTAAAGGTACTGGTATTTTAATGGCTGCCAATAATGGAGGGTTTTTTATAACAGGTAGTACTGATAACAGATATACTGCTTCTGCTTTTACAGGTGGTACCGGTAGTATATTTTCTGCTTTTGATACCTTAGATAGTAATTACTCTATTGGTAATAGTTATTACTCTAATATTAGAAGAGGTCAAACTAATTCATTCCCAACTTATAGTGTTCCTCAAAACACTAATATGGCATTTGCAGCTAACTTTGGTGTAAATGTACAGTTCCCCGCTACTGCTTCCTCTGTAACTTATAAATTTGATTTATTTTATAATCCAACAGGAACTGCTACAAGTTCATCTATAGGCTCTCAAACTCAAACTTTTACATCAACAACTGCATCACTAGCAGGAACATTAAATTTTAATGTTACTAGTTCTCTTAGAGACTTTGCACCTGGCGATCAAGTAACATTTCAATTAAGGCAATATGCTGTAACAGGCTCACTCACATCTTCTCTATTAAGTACAGGAGATGGTACTGTTTATACAGGTTTAAAAAATACCTTAAATGCTTCAGGTATAAGCCCAAATGCAACTACAGGATCAGGGCAATTCATATCAGGTTCTAATGGTGTTGATACCTTAATATTTAATCAATCATTATCAAGTTTTATTGATTACAAATATTTACCTGCTACTAGTTCTGTTAGTTTACATAATGCTTATGGAAATGTAGACAATACGTTTTCACCTAAGGTTGGAGATGTGATTTTTCTTTATTATAATAACATGACCCAATATCAAGAATTAAATATTAGTCGTGTTACACCAGGTACTAAATATAGTATAACTGTAACACCTAGTCTAGTAAGTAATCTTGCTTCAGGTAGTTATATAAGCAGTTCAATAAATCAAGTATTATTATTATCTAAAATACAAGATGAAACTAATATTAATTTATCTTTTGATAAACTTGATGGACAAACATCATATGGGTTTTTGGTTCCTGATAATTTATCACCAGATGTTTTAAAAAATATTGATACAATAACTAGACAAGTTAAACAAAAATTATTAACAACTAATTCAGGAATAACAATAAATACCGTTTAAAAATTAACAATTTAATATATTTATAATATATACAACATAAAGAACTATGGCAATTTTAAATCCTACATTTGTAACTGTAGATGCAATACTAACCACTAAGGGCCGCCAATTGTTGGCTCGCAACGATGGTTCATTTCAAATTACACAATTTTCATTAGCTGATGATGAAATTGATTATACTCTGTATAATCCTAATCACCCATCAGGATCTGCTTACTATGGTGAAGCAATTGAAAATATGCCTGTAATTGAAGCTATCCCTGACGATACACAAACCATGAGATACAAACTAGTAACTTTACCGCGTGGTACATCACGTTTACCAGTTATTAACGTTGGATACAATAGTATTACATTGCGTCAAGGTGCTTCATTAACAATCACTCCACAAACACTTAATTACTTAGGTGCTACAAGTACATTTGAAGCAAACGGATATATTGTAACTGTTTCTGATTCAAGATTATTATCTTCATTTGCAGGAACAGGTATCACAACTACAACTCCTAATGTTAATGGATTAAATACAACATCAGGTGCTGTATTATCAACAAGCCAAGTTGGTACTTCATTTACATTAACAGGTACAACAATTAATACTTTGTTTGGATCTAGTTTGACTGCCTTAACAACTACCATTACCGTTATTGGTAGAGATAGTGGTGCTAGAATTACTATACCATTAAACATTCAAAAAGTAGCTACAGTTTAAAATAATATAAACAATGTCATTTACAAGATATAACACAGAAGATTCAGTAATTAGCTCAGAAACCGTAGTACGTGGTTTATTTAGTGGAGATGCTAATAGTTTAACAACATTTTTTACATCCTCAACAACACCAACAGAATATTATTTGGATGTGTATGATGCTAACCCATCAACAGTAAATTCAGCTTCTGTTCAATTTAGTATTCAATTTGGTAATTTAAATGGTTCAGGTTCAGCTCCAATTAATTCAGCAGTTCCTGGTTATAGTCCATCTCGTGTTGTTTATGGTCAGTACAGAAACTTAGTTTATGGAACTGAAACAACAAATTTTAGTTTTGATAACAATAGTACTACTTCAGATTCAATTTATGTAATTAATATTTCTAGAGCTCGTTATAAAGAAGCTTTATTACCTGGTTCTTTAAATTTAGTATTAAAAGGTACAGCTACAAGTTCTTTATTCTTAACTGATGATAGTGGTACTACATCACTAGCTCGTTTTATTGGTGAAAATCAATACTATAATATCATTAGTGGTAGTAATGGTTCTTATTTTACAACAGGATCTGCTACTACATACTATGGTTTATTCTTCCCAGATTTGGATATTATTGTTTTAAATGCAAATGCTTTAACAGCAAGCGCAGGTGGTGGTTATTTTGTTACTTCCAGTTTAGGTAGTACAACTGCTTATAATCATAGAAATTTATTTGATGCAATAGGTGCTGGTAATACAACAGGAAGTTTTACTTTAAAATCTTCTGAAACGGTTTCTGCACGTTATTTCTTTACAAGAATTAAAAATGGCGAATACAATTATACAACAAATCCATCTATTATAGATGCTAATGGTAATTTATTATATACAACCTTAATTAACAATCCTCAAACATATATTACAACAGTAGGTATGTATAACGATAATAATGAATTACTAGCTGTAGCTAAATTGAGTAAGCCATTGGTAAAAGATTTTACTAAAGAAGCATTAATTAGAGTAAAGTTAGATTACTAATCATGTATGTCATCATTCAAACAACTAAACAAATCGGACGTTACGCATGTTGCTTATGTAGCAAATAAACAGTGGGATTTATCCTATTGTTCATACCCTACTTCTTCTGAACATATAACGATTTATAAAGGCACTAATATGTCTGGTAGTTTTGACACTACCATGGATCCTATAACTGAAGGGCAGTACGAGCGTTTAGTTTATGATCAAATTGACCATTTATTTTACCACTCATTTAGTGGTTCTTTTTTAGATACATCTTCTCTAGCCAATTCATTTCTATATGAATCAGCATCTCAACAATACGCTACTTCATCATATTTTATTTATGATGAAAATCCTAACTTAATTAAGAATTTTCCTACAGGTGCTAATGCTGGTATTCGTGTATTAGCTATTAATCAAGACATATATGGTGAAAAAATATTACCATATAATTTTAGATTATCTTCTTCTGCTTATTATATAACAGATGATGGCAATGGAAACTTATTTAATACAGGAAGTGTCCATGTTGGTAATATATTTTATCCTCAAGGTTTAGCAGTAATCACGAATCAAGATTACCAAAATATGTTTCCTCTTCCTCCATTAGCAATAGCAAATATTATTAATGTTAAGGCAAGTGATTTAACAAAAATAGGAGATGCAATTTTAACTAATGACATAGCAAGATCGGGAACTATAATTACAGGCTCTGTAGTATTATCAGGAAGTCTAAATCAATTAGATATTATTAAATTAACAGGTAGCTTTAGTGAATCAATAGCAATGTATTCTGATGTTTATATTCCTGGAGGTAGCCCTGCAACTTATCAACCAATAACATCTAGCAATTGGAAGTTTTTTACACCAGGAATTTATGATGCTTATTATACAGTAAATTCTTTATTAAATGATGCTTGTGGTACTGTTTTAACTAGTAATAAAGCTCTAGTAAGATTTAATGTAGGTGAACCTGATTGTGAGTTTGGAATTAATGTTACTTTCTTTGCTCCAACTCCTACTCCAACACCAACCCAAACAGTTACACAAACATTAACAGCTACACAAACCGTAACAGCTACTAACACATCTACAAACACTCCAACACCAACCCAAACAGTAACTGCAACAAAAACTTTAACACCTACACCAACTCAAACAGTAACTGCTACTCAAACGTTAACACCTACCCCAACCCAAACAGTAACAGCTACAAAAACAGTAACACCAACTCCAACACAAACATTAACAGCTACTCAAACACCTACCTTAACAGCTACAAAAACATTAACACCAACTCCTACACCTACAAATACCCCTACACAGTTACCTGGTAGTGTAATTATGTATCATGATATTGGTCAAATTGGTAATATTGATAGTTATGGATTTTTTAGAACCTCCAATTCAGATGGTGCTATAATGAATGAAGGTTACACACAACCCCCAGCTACTACCTATAACACTGAAAAAGGAGCTAATGTCGGTACTTTCTTAACATTTGGTGGTTATTCAGGTACTAATAATGTTGGTGGAAACCAAGCAATAAACATTTGGTCTTACATAAATCAAGAGGGTGGTGCTGCTACTGGATATACTGCTTATGTTAAAGTTAATGGTGTTGAGGTAGCAAGCATAATTCATACTGGTGGTGCACAATTTGCCTTCTATTCACAAACATGTAGTCCAGGAACTTCATATACAGTTAATATTGGTATACGTCCTTAATAAAATTTGGAATTTAAAGAAAAATTAGTTATATTAGGTTATGAGTAAAATTTATATTTCTATAGCATCCTATAGAGACCCACAACTATTACCTACATTACACGACTGTATTAATAATGCAGATAATCCTGAAGACTTAGTATTCGGTATTGCCTGGCAACATGCTGAAGAAGATACTTGGGATGATTTAAGTGAATTTAGAAATGATACTCGTTTTAGAATTGTTAATATTGATTATAAAGATTCTAAAGGAGCATGTTGGGCTAGAAGTAAAATCCATAAATTATATGGTGGTGAAGAATATTATTTACAATTAGATTCACACCATCGCTTTATTAAAGGTTGGGATACTGAGTGTATTAAAATGATTAAGCAGTTACAAAAGAAAGGCCATAAAAAACCATTACTTACTGCTTATATTTCTTCATTTGATCCAGATAACGATCCTGCAGGACGTGTTCAAGAACCTTGGTGGATGACATTTGATAGATTTATTCCTGAAGGTGCTATATTTTTTTTACCTGCAACTATTCCAAATTGGCAAAAACTAAAAGCCCCAATACCATCAAGATTCCTATCAGCTCATTTTATTTTTACTTTAGGTAAATGGTGTGTTGAAGTTCCTTATGATCCTGAATATTATTTTCATGGTGAAGAAATTTCATTAGCTGTTCGTTCTTATACCCATGGGTACGATTTATTTCATCCTCATAAAGTAATTGCTTGGCACGAATATACTCGTAAAGGTAGAACTAAACAATGGGATGATGACCCAGACTGGGTAAATAAAAATCATACAGCTCATAAAAGAAATAGAGCTTTATTTGCTATAGATGGTGAATGTAGGTGTGATATTGATTTAGGAAAATATGATTTTGGTACTGAGAGAAGTTTATTCCAATATGAAGCATATGCTGGTATTCGTTTTAGAGATAGATCAATCCAACAATATACTAAAGATAATCAATTTGCTCCAAATCCAATGATCGTAAGTCCTTTAGATTATGATATGTCTTATGTATCTATATTTAAACATTGTATAGATATTTATCCCCATCAAGTACCTTTAGTTGATTATGATTTATGGGTTGTTGCTTTTGAAGATAAAGACGGAAAAGAATTACATAGACAAGATGCTAATTTAGATGAAATAAATAGAATGAAATCCGATTTTGGAGATGGATATTACAAAGTATGGAGAGAGTTTGGCACAACAACCAAACCAGCAAAATGGATTGTTTGGCCTCACTCTATAACTGAAGGGTGGTGTGAAAGACTTGAAGGTATTTTACCATAAAAAATAAATAATGAGAATAGCAGTATTACAATTTTACACGGCCAATATATCTTATGGTCCTTATTCTGAAGGAATAAATAAAAAATATTGTGAAGAAAAAGGATATACTTACATCTGTGATAAAGATGATACTAAAATTAGATCTATTTCAGAAAATAGATCACTACATTGGTGTAAAATAAAAATAGTAAAAGAGATATTAGATACTAATAATTTTGATTACATTTTATTTTTAGATGCAGATGCTATTATTTCTGATTTTAGTCAAAATATTGAAGATTTTATAGATGCTGACTATAATATGATATTTGCTGAAGATATAGGCCATCATAGTTCTATGAATACAGGAGTATTTTTAGTTAAAAATAGTGATTGGTCTAAAAATTTTCTAGATATGTGGTGGAAATCAGGAAAAACATATAAAGGTAAAGATGCTCAAGATGATCTTCCTATAATGGAAGAAAATTTAGAAAAAATAGGATATTTTAAGCATGCTTTATGGCATGAACAAACATGTCTTACCTTACTATATAGAAATAATGATGATATTAAAAATAATATTAAAGTAATAAGTAATAGCTCTTTTAATCATATAGATTATGGTAAAGGAAATTTTATATTTCATGCTTTTATTTATGGTTATCTTCAAAATAGAACTTTAGATATAATATATAGATCAAAACATGAGCCAACTAGTGAATTAGAAAATATAAATTTAATTGTTTATCACATATATTGTGTAGGTAATTACTTAGAAGTAGTTGAACAACAATTAAATCGTCTTAAAACATCAGGTTTATATGATTGGTGTGATAAGTTAGAAATCACTTGTATTAATACTTTAAATGAATTTAGTGATATAGAAGATTTAGTTAAAGATTTAGATAAAGTTGTTCTAAGTAAATTTAATGCTAACTTTTATGAATATGAAGCTATAAATAAAGTATGGGAATATTCACAACAATATAAAGGAAAAGTATTTTATTTTCATACTAAAGGTGTTTCTAATACTTATAATAATCTTGAAGAAAAAAAAGAATCACCAAGAAAGAAAAAAGGAGTTACTTGGTGGAAAGAGATAATGGAATATTTTTTAATTGATAATTATAAAGATTGTGTTCAAAAATTAGATGAATATGATCAATGTGGTGTAACTAATATTGATGGTTGGTGGTGGGGAAATTTTTGGTGGGCAAATTTGAATTTTATAAGACCTAATGAAAAACCAGTTCGTGAAAGTAGATGGTATTATGAAGCATGGTTAAATCAACATAGAAGTCTATCAATTTATGAATACTATCATTTTGAATTTAATGGTTATTATACTAATTTACCTAATGATATTTATATTAATAAGGATAAATATAAAGATTCTAAAATAGAAGTTATTAGTGCTTATTATGGTACTTTAGGAGAACAACAAGATGAAGGAAGACCACTATTAGAAAGAGTAGTAGTTGACGTAACAGATAAAATTAAAGAAAATTTAGCTTTTAACAATCATAGAGGATTTAATATTAGAGCAGACAATTATATTGGAGGCGATCCTTATTATGGTGTTTATAAAGCATTAGAAATTTATCTTACAATTGATGAAAAAGAATATACTATAGCAGTTGATGAAAGCAGAAATTTAAAATTAATATTATAAAATAGTTTATGAATACAGCTACAAATAATACTAAAGCTATAAAAGATTGGGATGAATTTTCTGAATTTCATATAGTAAATAGTACTAATATTCTAATATCTGAATTAAAGCATAAAAGTAATATAGTAATTGTTGATGTTGGAGCAAATAGTGGAACTTTTTTTGATAGATTAAATAAAAATTTAAACATTAAAAAAGCAATCTTATTTGAACCTCATCCTCAATTATTTGCTTACTTACAAGACAAATATAAAGACAATGATAAAATTATAATAGAGAATATAGCACTATCCGATTCTATTAGAAACTATAATTTAGATACCTCAGCTTTTAATTGGAATATAGAAAATAACTATAATGATGGTTCTGTAGATCCTCTTTTTAATTTAGGATTATCTAAGATTAGTTATAACAATGATGGAATTTTACAAACTAATACTTTCGATAATTTAAGAAAAAAATATAATTTAGATAAAATTGATTTAATTAAAATAGATACTGAAACTGAAGATTTATTGGTATTAAAAGGATTTACTCAAACCGTTAAAGAATTAAAAGACAAACCAATTATAGAACTTGAAAATAACTGGAGGGAAAGATATTTTTTTGATGAGTCTCAAAAAATATTAAATGATTTTTGTCAAATAAATAATTATATTAATGATGTTGATTTAAATGCAAGTGGTGACTATTATTTATATCCTGAAAAAATAGACTCTTCCGCTTCTAATATAAAACATCCAATAACTATTGTTACAGGATTATGGGATTTAGGAAGAGGTAGTATCGATGGGTGGGCTAAACGTGATTTTCAACAATATAAAAATAAATTTTTTGAGTTGTTAGAAACTAATATGCCCTTGTGTATTTGGATACCTCGCAATCTTGAAGAAGAAGTACTTAAAATTAGAGGTAATAAACCTACTAAAATATATTTTAAAGAATTAGAAGATTTTAAAACTTGGTTTCCATTTTGGGACCGATTGCAAGAAATAAGAACTAATCCTAATTGGGCTAATTTTGCAGGTTGGTTACCTGAATCTCCACAAGCAGCATTGGAATACTATAATCCAATGATGATGTGTAAAATGTTTATGGTAAATGATTCAGCACTAACAAATCCATTTAATTCAGAATATTTTTATTGGGTTGATGGAGGATTAACTTCTACAGTTAGCGCTGGATATTTTACAGATAATGTTTTAAATAATCTAGAAAGTTATACTGATAGTACACAAAAAATTACTTTTATTACGTATCCATATGATTCTAATGATGAAATACATGGATTTGAAAGAAAAAAAATGGCTGAATATTGTAGTGTAGGTTTTGTAAATAAAATATCTAGAGGAGGATTTTGGGGAGGAGCAAAAGAACAAATTCATCAATTAAATACGTTATATTATCCTATATTAGAAAATACTATTAAACAGGGTTATATGGGTGCTGATGAATGTTTATTTACAATCTTAACCTATAAATACCCAGAGTTAATTAAACCATTTGAAATTGACGGGAATGGATTAGTATGGCCATTTTTTGAAATGTTAGCATATTTTAAACCATCTGAAGACACTAAAAAATCTTTTTCAAAATTAAAAACTAATTTATATGTAGTTGGATTTAATTCCCCAAAACAATTTAGACATTTATTAGAATCTTTTAAAGATGGTGACTCTAATTTCTTAACTAAAACTAATAAATACTTTTTAAATAATTCAACAGATAGAACTACAGATGATGAATATACTCAAATTTGTAATGAATATGGATTTGAAGAAACTAAAAAGGATAATATAGGAATTTGTGGTGGTAGACAATGGTGTGCTGAACATTTTGATCAAAGTGATGCTGATTACTACATTTTCTTTGAAGATGATATGTTATTACATACACCCAATGATACACATTGCTATAATGGTTTTAGAAACTATACACACAATCTATATGAAAAAACTTTAAAAATAATTCATGATGAGGGTTATGATTATTTAAAATTAAACTTCACAGAAGTATATGGTGATAATGCTACGCAATGGTCTTGGTATAATATTCCACAAAATGTTAGAGAACAATATTTTCCTAAAAATTGTAAACTTCCTATACAAGGTTTAGATCCCAATGCTCCTAGAACTAAGTTTAGTCATATTAAACGATCTGATGATTTAACATATATTGAAGGTGAAATACATTATTGTAATTGGCCATTATGGTTTAGTAGAAGAGGAAATCAAAAAGTATTTTTAGATACTAAATGGGCATACCCAATGGAACAAACATGGATGAGCAATGTATTCCAAATCCAGCAACAAGGTTTAATAAATGCTGCTATATTAATGTTATCCCCGATTAACCATGATAGAATATACTATTACCCAGGTCAAGAAAGACGTGAAAATTAAATATTTATATATAACATTGACATAATTTAAAACATGCCTGCAATATCTGTACAGTTAATTAGTGGTACCTCACCTGGACCTTATACAATCTATGTAAATAGTTTGTCTAACTCCCCTCTTGAACAGAATTTATCTGCAGCTGCTTTAAGAACAGGAATTTCATACACTCTTCCTGATTTTCCTACTGTAACAAAAGTTATAGTAGTAAATTCAAACCCGGCTTGTAATGGTAATTATATTGAATTCTTACCAATACCACCATCTGCAACACCAACCCAAACTCCTACACAAACACCAACTACTACTGATGGATATATACCACCAACAGCAACAGCTACACCAACACAAACATTAACACCAACACTTACATCCACACCAACAAATACACCAACACTTACATTAACAAACACACCTACATTAACACCAACTACTTCTGCTAGACCTAATATAACAGTAACTGTTAACTTAACTGTAGATGCTGGTAACACTGGTTATACTCAAATTTACTATCCATTAGTGAATAGTGGTTCATTAGCATTAAGACAAACATTAAATTCAACAGGTACAACAACATTTACAATCCCTACAGGAAACCAATTTTATGTAGCAACAGTTCAACAATCAAGAACTTTTGATTACCAGGTATCAGAAGTTATATTTAAAATAAATGGTACTCCAGATGCAGGTAGCCCTTATATCCAAACAAATTTAGGCCAATCAGCTCAACTTCTTAATGTTCCTTTATATGGAGGTAGTGGCTATCCAACAGGATCTTTTGGAAATACTTATGTTATAGATACTTATGTAGGTAATGCAAGATAATAGATAAAAATGCCAACAATAACATATACAGGATCATTTAATTTATCATTTAAAAACAATCACACCGTTTATGAAAACGAGGTGCGTTGTCTTATTCAAAATACTGAATTTAATTTATCTTACAATCCTTCTTTAATATCAGGTAGCTATTTAAGTGGTGTATTAAGAAACTTTGCTACTGGCTCTGTATTACCATCAGGATCATATTTTACACCTTACGCTACAGGGATAGGTTTATATAATGATGATGGTGATTTATTAGCGGTAGCTAAATTTGGTAAACCAATTTTAATGTCACCTTATACTGACATGACATTCGTTGTGAAATATGATACATAAATGGAAAAGTTGGGATATAATTGATCCCACAAAATATTATGGTTTTGTTTACTGTATTACTAATGAAGTAACAGGTAGATTTTACATTGGTAAAAAAGCATTCTTTCATAATAAGAAGCATAAATTAACCCAAAAACAATTAGCTGAACAAACAGGACCTGGTCGCAAACCAAAGTTTGAAGTAATTCAAAGTGAAAGCGATTGGCAAACGTATTGGGGTTCTAATAAGCAATTACTTGCTGATATTAAACAATATGGTGAGGAAAATTTCACTCGCTGGATTTACAGACAATGCAAAACTAAAAAGCAACTAACATACTATGAAATGCACTATCAGTGTAAGTATGAATGTTTAACTAGTCCTACTATGTCCTACAATGACAATATATTAGGTAAATTTTTTACTAGAGATTTGATTGTGGCAGAATAAAATGTTATATTCACGGTTATGGAAAATGCAGCATTACTGCTATTAGTAGAATCCGTTTTAGGTAAGGGGCAGGTCACAAGTAAAGGTAATTATGCTTTTAAGTGTCCGTTTTGTGCTCACCACAAACAAAAACTAGAAGTATCACTACGCACTACAGCTAAAAAAGAAAATTTCTGGCATTGTTGGGTGTGTGATTCTAAAGGTAAATCTATACGTGCTTTATTTAAACGCGCTAAAGCGTCACCTGATCGATTTAAAGACCTGGATCTGCTCATCCAACCAACATCTAATGATACTATTGTATCTAGTGAAACACTCGCTTTACCCGCCGAGTATATCGCATTAAACGGTATTATTTCGGATAAAGTCGCTCAAATAGAATCTAAACACGCATTAAAATTTTTAAAGAAACGAGGCATAACTATAGATGACATTTTAAAATACAATATTGGTTTCTGCAAAGAAGGGTCGTATGGTGGACGAATAATAATACCCTCATATGATGCAAATGGTATTTTAAATTACTTCGTTGCTCGCGCTTATAAAGAATCAGACCGTAAATATAAAAATCCACCTGTAGCATCTAAGGAAGTTATAGGTTTAGAATTATACATAAATTGGGATGCACCAATCATACTTTGTGAAGGTATGTTTGATGCAATCACTATTAAACGAAACGTTATTCCATTATTAGGTAAAGTGTTACATAACAAACTAATGGAAAAA